GGGGCTTACCTTTAATAATCGCATTATCAATAACAGTAACCTTGCCATCTATTACTTGTATTAGATAGATTGCGTTGTATGGATTGATGTTAAAGTCAAACGATATGATTATTGGTAAGTATGGATCAATAGCAATATCATCTATAACGTGAATATCACGATCAAACTGATGATAAACAGCAGAGCCATTAACATTAATAAACTCACCAAGCAAATACTGTTGAAGTAATTTCTCATCATAGTTAGCTTTTAATGTATCAATGTAATCTGGTGGCAAATATGGATTGTCATACGTTGATGCTTTAATCAAACGGTAATTGTCTGGCTTATTAGCTACTAACAAATTATAAGCGAACCTATATCCCTCTGGCGTTCCAACTAAATCAACTTGATTAGGCTTCTTATCTGGCAAAGGTGAACGATTACGAGCCAATATCTGTTTGAACGCTTTATCCATCTTATGCTTTGGCATTACATCACATTCATCAATCAATGAATAGCCGACTTCATAACCCACTATCATCTCTGGCTCTGACATATTACGAAAGATAATCGTACCGAAGTCTTTGATTAATAACTCTTTATCTGATTTATTGAGTTGATAATGTAAGCCTAAATCGTTACACATCTCTGGAAACTTCTCGAAAGCAATATCACGTATCAATGGATAGTTAGGCAAGTAATAAGCAACCTTAACGCTTGGATATTGTAACTTCTTAATGATTGTCTTTAACGTACCAGCATAAGATTTACCAGCACCAAAACCAGCAACCAATCCAGTAGTCGGATTAACGCTCTCTATAAAATCACGTTGATGACCGAGAACATTTATCTCTTTAATCACTATAAGCCTATAACTTCGTTAATCGCTAATTAATTTAATACCAGTTATATCATTAACATTATGGTCAATAGTGCTTTTATCAGTTTGATTAAGCATATTCTTACCTAACCAGATTAGCATAGTTGAATTGCCATCTTCTGTTGCTGCTTTAAATTGAGCACGTCTTAATGATGATTTACCACCCATTGCTTTTTGTGCGAAATAGTCCGAAAATCCCATACTACGTTCTCGCTTACAACCAGCATTAAGCGTGTCGTAATCAATATTTAATACACCAGCAATTTCTTCGCCAGTACATTGAATCTTGCACATCTCGTCTACTTTTCCCCAGTCTATTTTTGCGTATGGTTTTGTAATCATTTAAACTTATAAACTCCGACCTTACCTTGTTCGCCAACATTCTTAATGTTGTAGCCACGTTTCTTTGCTTTACAAATAACACTTCTTAGATGTGGAATACCAATCTCTTTGGCTTCTGTTGTTGATATTGAGCCGTGATACTTGATATGAGCAACCACTATATCTATCTGTGTTTGATTAGCACTAAATCTTTTAAATAAATTCTTTAACCATTGAAACATATTACACCTCTTTGATTTTAATCTCTGTCTTGCCGCCCTTGTAAACTTCTTCTTTACTAACAGCCAAGCACATTATCTGACTATCATCTTCATAAGCAATACCGATCAATGAATCAAGTAATGATTTAAGCATATTATCAACATCATACTTTCGTTTAGTGGGCGGATATAACTTAATAATCACCATCACTGGCTTATCTGTTGGTTGCTTCTGACTATCACTAATAAGATTAGCAACACGCTGCTTAAACTCTCGACCTTTAGCTGACATAATGCTGGTACAGAATTTGCCACGTAATATAGCACGGTAATATTGATTAACCGATACTGGGAAAGGTAGAGTCAGATTCAGTTCGAATTTTCTCATATATTTTTCAGTATATGCGAAATTACATCAACAGTCCAACCATTACCAAGCATTTTGAATTTTTGTGTTTTAGAAACGCCCTCTGTATATCCATCTGGCACAGTTTGTAAACGCTCACATTCCATTGGTGTTAGTTTGCGGTAATAAAATCCATCTACTATATTTGGATCAATTTCATCGCTTTGACATACCGGCACCATTGTTCTTTGTTTTCGCTCAATAGAGTTCCAAGCAACGGCACCAGTGTATGAAACCGTTAATGCGTATGCCTTGCCTTTTTTAGTGGCTGATGGATTGTTATCAATCTTATTTTTAACATAAGAACTAATCTGCCCTTTCCACATTGTGGCATTTAAACATCTAGCTTTATCATCTGGAGTTTTAACCATTTCACCACGAGGCTTACCGTTTAACTTATTTTTTAAATATTGAGGGTCTTGGGTAAAAGGCAAATCTTCAAGAATATCTTTAAGAACTATGCCTTTATCTTCTGGTTGAGTAATATTCGGTATGTTAGTCCAATACAAACGGTTACGATTCTGAGCTGATACAAGTGCTGAATTAATCATTATCGGCTTAACACCTAAATGCTCACTAATAACATCTTGATATTCTTGTTTCATTCTTACATTCTCAAGCAAGAAATACTTAGGCTTAGTTTCTTCAAGCAGTCTAACGAACTCAAAGAACAGTGCTGATCGAGGATCATCAAAGTTTAACTGTTTACCAGCAAATGAAAAACCTTGACACGGTGAACCACCCATTAATAAATCAATCTTAGGTAAATCCATACCCCTTAGTTTGGTTACATCGCCAAGATGAACAGTGTTTGGATAGTTCTTTTTAGCAATACTCATTGCGTACTTATCAATCTCGGCAGCTAAATACATATCCACCTTAACACCTAATCGATCTAATGCTAATTGACCACAAGACATACCATCGAACAAACTTAGTACATTAATACCTTTATTATTACAACAAATACAATCACTACTTCCTATTGGTAATGATCTCAAACTTTCGTGCCATCTTTCAATAATCTATCGCACATATCAAGTATTGCTTCACACAATGGTCTTTTTAATTCATAATTATCAATGTTGTTGATCTGTTTAACAATGTCTTTAATCCCCTCTAATACTTCTTTACACTCGGCTTGAGTGTGTTTGTGTAGTTCCATTTATTTCCCCATAGTAATTTATAAGACCTAATGTAATCCAATGGATACGTGCCTTATCCTGTTTAATTAAATAATCAAGGTTCTGGACACTTATATCCAATATAGTTGCTACTTGTATATTTGTCAAACCAAGACGCTTGAATTCACACTTAATACATTTATACTTTATCATAGGTTTTAATTATAACAAAGATACTGTTAGTCATCACTCTAAATACATTATCTAACAAAATAAGATTATCACTTTAACTAACGCACTATCGTTTGTTTTCACTTTCAGCGACTCTCTTAATAACTTGAAAGCAGTCCGTTTGTTTTGGTCTAAAAGACCGTTTAAAGCAAAGCCTTGTTATATTCGGTAATGCTGTTTTGAGTTGGGTAATTCGGGGCGAAAATAATCCCAAGACTAATTAAAGCCTTGAGAGATTTACATTCGTATAAAGCCGCATCGCAGTATTATCGTAAGCCAGAACCTACTATGATCGTTCTGGTTAGTTGTATCACCACTTATATAGTGCCAAGCCATTTGCCAACTACATTAGATTCTAAAGCACCTCAAGGATTAAATCCATTATAAGGTTCGCAAGGTTATTGATTTACTTCCCAGACAATAACCACTTATCTAATATCAATCACAACTTAGAACACACGGTTGCTTGTACTCTTTTTTATTATTCTGGTGTGAGTGAAATCATTGATTAGACATATCACCAGTCGTGCAGTGATTTGCCATTTTGAAAAGATATAGTATAATATCTCACAAGGTGGCTACTACACCTATTACACCCCTCTACGTGTTATAAGCATTTAGAGGGTTTTTTTCGTTCTGAGGAAGATTATAAACTAACTAAATTTAGATAGTTAGCTAATTATTTAACTTCCATTGTTAAAATATATTTGTATTATTACATATATATGGTATGATGTTATTGACAGTTAAGGAATTGGCTGTTCTTTTAATAAAAACGGAGATACAAATGAAAACATTAACAAATAAATTAAATACATTAACAGAAGAAAACAAATACATCTATCTAACAGCAAAAGAATTAAACTATTTCGTTAGAATGAATAAAATAACTTCTTTCTCGGTAACTTTTAGCACAGAAAGATATATCGAAGATGGTGGTGATTCATTCTTCCCATCAATGGATAGTTTGACACTTACAAGAAGCCAAGCAAAGGATATGGCTAACAAATTTGCTGAACATAGTACAAGAGATGATAAAGAATTACTAAAAAGAGTTTATGTTTCGGCTCACACATCTTATTCATCAGACAAAGAAACATTTTTTGTATCACTTTAAATAAAGAGGAGAAATAAAATGACAAAAACTAACTTTGAAAATAAATTATTTGCTTTAAATAATAATGAGGTTCTTCAACACGATAAACGCACTATTGTTGATAACGAAACATATAAGGTAACGCACCTTCATCTTTACTACAATGATAATGGACACATTGGAACGTGGCAGAAAGGTAGTAACGTTATTTTTGATGAAAGACTACCTAAACTGGGGGTAGAGTAATGGCAACATATACAGACCAAAGACGCGAAGTAAAGATATTAACACTTCAACTTGAAACTCAAAAGAAAATCAACAAGATTCAAGAATCAATGATTAAGGATTATCAAGAAGTGATGATTCCACTCTACCAAGAACGAGTCAAACGCATTGAAGCAATTATTGATGAGGCATTAAAATGAGAATTTATAAACAAGAACCACCACTAAAGGGTAGATGGTGGGTATTGGTAGGTTTGATTATTGGATTTATTATAGGATTGATGATATGAGCAGAATGAGTGATTTAGATATTATTAGGCAAGACAAAGAAGCCGAAACTGGTGATTACAGCCACGAGGATTGCCGAGAACCCGACCAAAAGGATTACATCAAGCAAGTAATGGCTTCGGCAGAATACAAGGTTGATATGGAAGAAATGGCAAGTGTGATATTTGGTTATGGTGTGATGTCAGATAAGGCTGATATGGAAGATACAGATCAAGATGAAGATTTGGATCAAGATGAAGATTTGGATCAAGACGAAGATATAGACCCAGACGCTGGTTATGACGAGTACAAAGAAAAACGTGCTGGTGTTTGGAAAGAGATGGGCTGGGAATAATGGCTACTTTTGGAAATACTGAACACGGTAAAGAAATCGTCTATGAATCAATCTTTGAATGGATCAGCAATCAGAATGTTTATTGCCTTGAGTGTGATAATCGAGAGTGTACTAAAGATGCTTATGCTACTGGCGACAGTCCAACTATGTGTGAATGTTTAGCAGCCGACCATACCGAGTGTCCAGCAGTTGATGAAGAACTTGATAAGAACTATGGCGAGTGGTTCGACCAATGGACTGAATGATGGAATATCTAATTGGTATGGCTCTATATTAAGGTGTTTACTTTTTAAACCAGAGAATAGGATAAATAGGTTTAATAATTGACCTTATTTATTGGCTTGGTTATTCAGTTTAGACTAATATATCTGTTATAATGCAAACTACTTTTAATAAAACAAGGAGTGAAAATGGGAACTAATAAATTAACAAACAAACAAAAACGAGAAGTATCAGCGTTGTTTAGGCAAGGTGAAAACAAGAAAGCAATATCCAAAACATTAGGACTTGGCTATTCAACCGTATGTAAATTAACTTCAAAACTGAAATCAAAACAGAAAAGGGGTTACAGTATTAATGTCAATATTGATGATTATAAATACATTGATGAATTTGCTAAAAAGCGTGGTATGACTAAAAATAATGCTATGGAATCAATCGTTAAACTTGCTAAACGCAAATGTCTATTCACTTGGGGGTAATATTATGAGTAATTTAAAAACTATATCAATTCACGGCAAATCTTATGTTGAAGTTAATCAGCGTATCAAATACTTTAGAGAAAACTATCCAGAGGGTTCATTAATTACCGAATTGGTTAGTAACGATAACGGTATGTGCGTATTTAAAGCAACTGCGATTATTGAAGATAAAGCACGATCAACTGGCTGGGCGTATGAGAAAGAGGGTTCATCTAATATCAACAAAACATCATACATTGAGAACTGTGAAACATCTGCTTTAGGTAGATGTCTTGGAAATCTTGGCATTGGTATTGATGGTTCGGTAGCAAGTGCTGAAGAAGTACAAACCGCTATCTTACAACAAGAAGAACTTGAAACAAAGGTTGGTCAATACTTGGCACAAATCAGCGAATGTATTGGTGAAAGTGATGATGCTGGTGCGGTTGAGTTATGGCGTGAGATTAATAACAAGATAGTTTCAGATGGTGTTTGGAAATCATTTACAAGTTCAGAGAAAGTGTACTTGAAAGAAGCACTTAACAATACGCCAGTTTAGTTATAATAAAGACATCTGGTGGCGTGTCATTCACGGTTATTAGGTTAGGGCTTTAATATTCACTCTCCTCAAGAGTAAATCTCCCACCCTATAAAAGAGGAACGAATGCGAGTTGTGGGCGTTACCCACTTCTTTTAATAAAAAACGGAGTAATAAGATGGAAAAAATATACTTAGGAAACGGAACTGAAAAATTTGATGGCGATCAAATAGAGTTTGCTATCAATCTATCAAAGATTAAACAAGTACAAGAACATATCTTTGAATATAAAGGCGAGAAGTATTTAAAACTTAGAATGGTTAAGAAGCGTGAAGCCGACCAATACGGTAGAACGCATTACATTGAAGTGAATACTTTTAAGCCAGAACAACAACCTACTCAACAAGCAGCACCAATGCCAACGACTCCAGTTGAGTCAGTAACACCAAGTGATGCTTTTAATGACGATATACCATTCTAATTACACTTACACTTACACTTCGTGGGTTCTGGTGTTGGAAACATCATCTGTGAACCCATCTGAAACATCTGTTGAGGCATATTCATTATAAAGGCAACCGCTACCATTGAGATAGCCATACCGCCAAGAAATACTATTAAACAGCTAATTTTATTCATTTAATTATCCTTTCGCTAATTGTGAACCGAAATAAAAATTAATGATAGTTGAAGCAAACGCCCAAATTTCGTCATATTTAATCAAACCACTAACCAGTTGATATTCAACTTCATCTGCTGTGAATTGAAATCCAAGAAAACTAAAACCCTCGTGAACAATAGGCACGGCTGTTGGTATGTCAAATACTACTGGTGCTATTAAACTGAACACGATCAATGACAAAATAACAAAGATTATGACTCTACGATTAAGAGCCGCCATTGGTGATTCCTTGTTGGATTGTTCCCTTGCTTGGTTGATTATGTCAGCATTGGATTTATTAGCCATAATCGCTAAATTTAGGCTGTCTTGTGCTGCCTTAGATTTAATAGCGATCAACTTCATTAAGAAGCCGCCAATTATAGGTGCTATGCTTGTTATTAAACTAATCATATAATCATTATGTTTAGTGGGATATTCCAAGTGTCGGCTAAGTAGGCAATGTCAGTTCCATTAACCACCAGCCAGAACATTAAGTCTTTCCGAGTTTATACAACATATCAAATATCTTATCTAACTTGGTGTTAATCTGTTTGGTGATTTGGTGCATTTCACTTTTACCGTCTTTAATTGACTCGGTATTATGAGTAATCTGTTGTCCGTGTAGTGCCACATCTTCCTTAATATTGGATACATATACAAAGCCACTGATGAATAAGGCTAGAACAACCAGTATGTGTGCTACGTTTACACTTCTCGATAAGTGCCACGATTCTACTTCCTTCATTACTCTGTAACTTCAATCCAATTAGTTGTTGTTTCATCCCAAGTGTAGAACTTATCATCATCTGGGTAAGGTACTGGTGAATCATATTGACAAGTATCTTCGTTAAGAGTCCAGCTTGGATATGGTTGAGGTTCTATGAAAGCATCACGAGTTGAGTCGTATATGTAGCCTACTCCTGCGTAGTTCTTCCTTAGAGGAGTACCTAAATCTTCAATACCATCTTGACCATAATGTTTACCACCTCTTGTATTATAAGATGTTTGTAGCCAATTTCCTGGAGATGAGTCTGTAAAGGTATTGAAAAAGTCAGCTTCGGCTACAATTACCTCTGTAACTATATTGTTTATTACTTTTGCATAGTGCATATTATTCTCCTTTAAGTCGCATAGCGAATGATAACGATACCAGAGCCACCACCGCCTTTTGTACCTGAAGAGCCACCTCCGCCTGAGCCAGTATTAACTGTGCCGTTTCCAGCAGTTCCTGAAAAAGGAGCACCACCAGCACCTACACCACCACCACCTGAGCCACCTGAGCCTTGTGAGCCTGTGAAAGAACCACCGCCACCACCACCAGCCCTTGTTACTGATGAACCATTAATAGATGAAGATAAGCCAGCACCACCTGCACCACAAACAGACGATGAAGCAGTAACTCCAACAGCGCCTGCACCACCACCCCCACCAGCAGCATTACTGCTAGCGCCTCCACCTCCGCCACCAGCATTACCTTGTCCAGAAGTTCCTGTACCAGCGACCTCAGTCTCGTGAGCACCACCACCTGAACCTCCGTTACGACGTGCGCCACCACCTGCTACAGAAGTTATTGAACTAAATACCGAGTCGTTACCATCAGCTCCTAGTGAACTACCACTAGGAGCGCCAGCCCCTATCGTAACTGTAAGTCCTGTTGCGGCTACAGAAAATCCTGTAGCTGTTCTATAACCACCTGCTCCACCACCACCACCAAAGTAACCATTACCATCACCACCTGAACCACCCCCAGCAACAACTAGATAATCAACAGTGCCGCTTATGCTTGGTGTGAATGTACCACTAGAAGTAAAAGTATGAATTGTATATGAGCCTGAAGTTGTAATAGTTCCACCAGTAGCTGTAAAAGGGATAGGCACGTTACCAGTACCATCACCAGTATTAGTCCAAACATTAGAACCAGCGGTAATAGTGGTAGCAATAAACTGTTCACCACTTGTGGAGTTAATCCATAAGTGACCTACTGCTGAAGGGTTAGTTGATGCTGTAGGGTCTGAAGCTGATACTGTTGCATCTGAAGCTCCTGCTATAGAAGAAGCAGCAGCCGCTTGGAATGTAGGTGCTACACCAACACCACCAGAGGTTAATATATGTCCACTTGTTCCTACTGCTACATTTGCTGGATCGCCACTTGCATCATAAGTAATGAGTTCACCATCAGTACCACCAGCCATTTTAGCAAGGGTTACTGAATTATCAGCAAGACTGCTTGGTAAGTTGTCGATCTGAACTTTCTTTGATGTGCCACCAGCATTAACAATTAATTCTTCCGTACCTGCTGGTGTAGTCAGTTCGGTTAATGCACTAATCTTTTTAGTTGCCATTATTTACTCCGCTATTATGTATGCCGATGTCATTTCATCTATGAGAAATGATCCGTTTTCTAATGTTATCTCAATTTCTTCTGATAATGATGGTCTTTTACGCATTATCTTAACGATCTGATGAATCCAATTAAGTGTTAATGCTTTAACCTTTTCAGTCTTTTTAGGTTTTCTTCTCTGCGAGAATTGACGTATATTGCCGCCACTTCCTTTAGTAAAGGATTGTTTTAGTTTGCGTAATCTTGCTTTAGATAACATTAGCCCATAGTAACATCCCAAGTGATTTTAAGAGCATCAGATGCGGTCTTATTTACACTTGAGAATGTTGCCCTATTTAACATTGTGCCAGATGATGAAGCATTTAAAATACCAGCTTCAGTGATCGTGCCAGTTCCAGTACCAGCAGGGAAGTCACCAATATATGATATAACATTAGTTGATACTGCTTTAGAAGTCAAAGTTACACGCCCAACCTCTGCTATTAATGATGAATCACCAATCACTTCTGTTGTGTTGTCAGTACCAATAGCCATATGACTAAATGATGTGCCAGAACCACTAACTAATGTAGCGACTAATGCCTTGCCAGTAGTAACAATAATGTTATTAACCTTTTCTTCTTGAATTACTTTACCATCTCTAATAAGTTGGATTTTTAACTTACCTTTAATCCCGATTTCCTCGTTCATATATTTCTCCAGTTTCTTGTTTGTAATTTAAAACCAGCAAATCGATGGTTTCTCTATATTTTAAAAACTCTACATTTTCAGCATTAGCAATGCCAAGATTGAGTATTCTAAATTCTTCATCAACACTATAAATATCCCTAATTTGGGATTGTAATTGCTCACGCTTATACTTCTTTATCTCGTCAATCTTTGGCTTCTTAATACGCATTATGGTTCTACCGTTGGACTTGCTAAAAACGTGCCATCAAAATAAACACCAATCTGTACTTTCATATCATTAATCGGATCAATCTGTTCATCTGTCGCACCACTTCTTAAAACTACAAGACCATCAGGTTCGCACCAAATACTATCACCATCTTCAAGCAATACTGAGTCATTAAATATAATGTCTTTAGTATAACCCACATTTACCAAGCCTTTTAAAGTTACCTTTTTACCTTTTAATTTTCCTTGTATCTTAACAATACATTGCTCTGGGTTGCTTGTCCAATAGTCTAACACAAAACCCTTTGCGTATTCTTGTCCGTAAGTCGTTGTTTCTTCAGTCATTATTCAGTTTCCAAGTAATCACTTGCTTCAGTCAATACAAATTCATCAGCTTCAGTTACTACTAACTCTGGGAATGTTGATACTGGCGTTCCATCAGTTATTGAGAATGAATCTGTTAATGATATATCCCAAAACAAGATGCCAGTAAACCTTAAAGCAATGTCGTCAATAGCAACTGTGTCTGTTAATGATAGTTCATAGTCAAATACAAGCGATTCTGTGATACTTAACGAATCAGTTAGACTTTGTACTGGTTGAACATCAATTGATTCTGTAATCGCTAATGAGTCAGTTAAGTTTGTGAAGAACGTGTGAACGTCATTAAACAATATAACTGGTGCTGAATCACTAATTGAAATTGAATCAGTTAAGGTGTCAGTCTGTAAATAGAAGCCAGTGCCAGTATGATTCTCACGCACCGATAAATGGATTAAATCTGGTGTCTTATCAACAGCAGAACCAAATTCAAGCGTTCTACTAACAACAAGACCTTTATCTAATACGCCATCAACATAGATAGGCGTTTCAACGGTTACATAATCACCCACTTCAATCGCTAAATTCTTTAATACAGTAGTTACACCAGCTTCAAACTTAGGTGATGAATGTTTATCGTATAAGCGTTTAGATACAAATTCAGCAGTTATCTGATCACGAGCCATTGGCAAATCGTATGACCTTTCTCTTGAATGTGTACCTCTTGCTCTAATCGCATCTAATTTGGTTTTGGTATAGAAGTCGCCAGTGCCAACCTTTTCAGCATAATCATATCTTCTTGCGAAATCCTTAACTGGTGAATAGTCATATCTAACACTAATGTCAGTGGCTAAATCAGAAGCCTTTGAACGTGCTAAAGACATTGACTTCATTACTAAATCATCTGACTGTATATCATCGTCTTTAGTTGGTGTTGTGCCAGTGTATTTAATCTGAGCAATACCATTCTGCCAATTAAGTGTGGCGTTAGAATGAAACAACATATCGCCAAGAATATCTCTGAATCTATTAGGCTCAGTAATGGCAAAATCTATACAATGAAAACCCTCTACTGTGTCAGTATTGCTTAAATCTGCGGTTGGTGATAGATTGTTTATTTCGTTTGATTTAGTATTTAATAATGGATATTTGGAAGCACCAGAATTAGCAACATTATCTGTATTGTAAACCTTATCAAAGGCTGTATCCATTTCAGATTCATTAACATACTGAACAATATCAGCACTGCCCTCAGTACCGACAATAGGATTACGAGCATATAAATTAATAAACTTCTTAATCTGATTGTGTGGTGTTACATAACCAGTTGATCCATCACAGATACCAATCACATCACAAGTTACTCTTTGACCAACTAAAACATCAGCAGCACTATTACCACCAATCAATTTAACTGATCCAGTCTTAACAGCCGCACCAGTTTTAGCGGCAACACCAGTTTTGTAAACCATAGCTGGAACAGTAGACGTTGGAAGTCCACCGATACCAGCTGGGAAATCAACTCTAAAACTTGGAACATATTGCCTTCCAAAAGACTTAAAAGCATAAGATGTATTGCCAAGACTATCAGTTCTTTGTCCTTTAACAGATAACCAAACATAATAAGAGCCGTATGTTTGGAATGTTACAATAGGGCTATTACTGGTAAAGTTATACGGTGGCAACACCCAGATTCCATTTGGAATATCACGAACCACTTGAACAAAACTACCACTAATAATCCTTAGATAGCTATATGTTGGGTATCCATTAGCACCTCTAATATTTACATCAAATGAATAGTTGTAATATTGAACCGCACCAGTATCGTGTTTGTGTCCAGGCTCATCAACATTAATAGTATCATCAACATCAATGGTATCATTAACATCAATGGTATCTTGTATATCCATACCACCCGAACCTGATACCGATAAACCACCAGCATTAGTACCTACAATTACATACGCTTTACCAGTTGGTAAATTCCAATCTGAACAAACTAATGGTGATTGATGATCAGTTATTACTTGTGCTGATACTGGTAATCCATCAACTTTAACATTCGTGATAGATTCAACTGCGTGGTCAGCTACTAAATATGCATATCCTTCATTAGCCGAAGCACATAAAGAGCCAGATTCATAAACTGTATCACCCATAGCGTGATCGATCTTTAATGGACTATCTAATATGATTTTCCAAAGATTAACGCTATCATCAAATACAACGTCTATTGGCTGTATAACCTCATCAGAAGAATACCAAGTACCACCATCTGCTTCACAGATAGTTTGATCGTCTATGTTATAACCACCCTTTGAACATTGACCATATAAAGTATTACCAGTAACAAACCAGTTGGTTGTGTTAATAGTCATCTCTGGGAATGGTAAACTACCCGAACCACCACCAATATCTAACGCATCTTTCCACCAACCAATATCATCAGTAACGTGGATATAATCGTTGCCCTCTAAGAAGATTATTGGATTACCATTAGCATCTGGCGTGTCCCACATACGACCAGAACCATCTTGACCTAAGACTGAAGCAAAGCCACTTGCTACCGCTCTACATTCAATATCACGAACCCTACCCATAACAATAGGCTTTGTATCGCCAATTGAATCAGGATCAGCATAAGGATATTCCTCACGAGTGATTAACTCTGGTAACTGCTTATCATAGATATTAGCAATATCTTGTAGGTTAAACGATACTGAATCTTCAGTTATCTCAATATCACCCTCGACAATGCCAATATATATAATCTCTGCATCTGTTACTGTGCCACTTCCAGCCGTATCTTCAAAGCCAAGATAGACCGTACACTTCATTCCAGCTTGAACAACACCAGCCAAATTGCTTGGGGAGTTGGCAATCTGTAAACCCATCTCACCCATTACTTGATTTGATTCATCAAGCGATTGTTCTAATGGCGAAGTATTAATTAAACGTGCTTCATAGGCTTGTGAGTCGTAAGTAACGCCACGCTCTGACCAATAGAAGTTAGTTGTTGTTTGTGTTCCAGTACCAGCAGTCGCACCAGAAACATAAGTGATTAATTCATACTTACAGAAGATTACTGGTAAATAAGAGCTTGATGTTAGTTTAGTGGCAAAGCCAGAGCCAAAACTTCTCATTATGCGGTTTGAATTAAAGTAAATGTAGCACGATACATTCTGTCTTTAAAGATTTCAGAGATGTGTAATTCGTTCTCAAATCTTACAGTATATGAGTCTGAATATGGGTCTGTATAGCTAAAGGTTTTTTCCATTCCATTAACCGTTGAATCATAAAACGACTCTAAAGAATCTCGCTCACTTTCACTGGTTAATACTACGCTGATCGTATAGCGGTAATTAGTAACGCTTCTTGAATAGACATAAAACGAGCCATCTTCCATTTGAACGCTTGAATTATGCTTAATGACTTCACGCTCATAAGGTGATTCTGGATTATTAGTAAACGTCAGAGTGGTGGTTGGTGCTACTAAAGTTGGGTACTTAAATATCATCTTGCCCTCGCCATTGAAAGATTACCATATCCACCGAAACCAGTTGCCCTTGCCACGTTCATTCCAATCCTTGCCCCTCTTGATACGTTATCAGCACGAGAACCTAATGCGTTATTAATACCGTGTGCTGTGGCGTTAGTATAGATGTTTGTTACTTGTGTTGAGCCACCAGCGTTTGATGATATTCTTCCAGAAGTTGTTGGTGTAAACATCTCAGCACCACGTTCACCGACCAAGTAAGATTGATTAGCAGATACGCCACCACCAGAAGCACGAGTGCCAGATGAACTACCACCGCCAAGAAAGCCAAGACCAACAAAGTTACCAATTTTATTACCCCATCTATTAAGTGCTTTGAAACCTCTTACTACTGAATTAACTGCTGATGCTACTGCTCTAATAGCAGACATTACTTGTTTAGCACCAGAAACAACAATTTCCCAAGTCTTAGATGCCACATCTTTAAACCTTTGAAAATCAGTCTTGCCCTCTTTCATCTTAGTAAAGAAATTTGTAATCTTTTTGGTTAGTTCTACTGCGTGGAAT